GTGCTACTGGACCAACCGGCCCAACCGGCCCAACTGGGTTTACCGGCCCGACAGGTGCAACTGGAGATGCAAGTACGGTAACTGGACCAACCGGCCCTACTGGCGCAACAGGTTTTACTGGACCAACGGGTTCTCCTGGTTCTGCATCATCTACAGGAGCAACAGGACCTACTGGTCCTACAGGCGCGGCCGGAACTGGTTCGACTGGTCCAACTGGACCAAGCGGAGTTGCAATATACGATACTGAAGACGGCGTTTTATCACAACAGATTTTTAGCTAAGGAGCAATCATGGCAACGTATACAAAAGAAAAACTTTCAGCATCAACAAACGGCAGAGGAATTAAAATTTCTGCAACTGCAAGCGCTGGAACAACAGTCCATCAAACCGGTACTGCAAACAAAGATGAAGTATGGCTCTATGCATACAACTCTGCTTCCACGCCAACCTTAATTACAGTTCAATTTGGTGGAACAACTGCTGTTGATGACGATGTTAAGTTAACAATTCCTGCACAAAGCGGACTAACACTTGTTTTACCTGGATTAACTCTTATTCCTTCTGGTTCTGCTTTGACTGTTGCTGTGTATGCCGCTACTACAAACGTGGTGACAATTCAGGGTTATGTGAACAGGATTAGTTAATGGCCAATCCGGTTAGAAGAAATCTTTCATCAAGCCAAGTCGATGAGTGGTTTGGTCCATCACGTATTTATATACCGTCTCGTTCTGGTGCTTCTATTGGTGTTGAATTTCTTATAGTCGCAGGTGGAGGCGGCGGTGGATACAGCACTGGCGGCGGAGGTGGAGGTGGAGGATATGTTGAAGGATATGGCTATTTTCCAACAACTGTTGGAATAACAATTGGTGCAGGTGGGGCTGCTGCAACTTCATCGGTTATTGGAGGCAACGGAGCAAACTCTGTTTTTGCAGACATTGTTGCCATTGGTGGAGGTGGAGGACCCACCGTGGCTACCTCTGTTGCACGAAATGGCGGTTCTGGAGGTGGGTCAGAATGGCCAGGAACTTCAACAGGTGGAAAAGGAATTCAATCAAATCCTTATGTTGGACTTGGATACGGATTTGATGGTGGTCCAGGAAATGGATTGAATTATCGTGGAGGCGGCGGAGGCGGTGCAGGTGCGGCTGGTTCAGACTCTGGAACAAATGGCGGCGCAGGTGGAACAGGCGGCGCTGGTCGTGCATCAAGCATCACGGGCAGTTCCGTAACGTACGCTGGCGGTGGAGGCGCAGGAGCCATTTTTCAAACTGCTGGTTCTGGCGGTGCAGGTGGTGGCGGGAATGGAAGTGCCTCAACGACAGGTTCTCCTGGTACAGCAAACCGTGGCGGTGGCGGTGGCGGAGGTGCAAACGCTACAAACGGAGGCGCTGGTGGTTCAGGTTTTGTCGTTATAAAATTTGTAAGCACATTGACATTGACTGTTTCTCCTGGGCTTACTCAAACAAATGCAACATCTGGTGGATTTAAAATTTATCAATTTACGGCTGGTGCTGGGGCGGTGTTTTTTTCATAATGGCACATTACGCATTTTTAGACGAAAGCAATATTGTCACCGACGTAATTGTTGGACGCAACGAAGACGAAGTTGTTGACGGTATTTCTGATTGGGAAATTTACTATAGTTCCATCAGAGGACAACGTTGCATTAGGACTTCATACAACAACAACATTCGCAAACAATACGCAGGCATTGGTTACAAGTATGATGAAGTTGCCGATGTATTTATTTCTCCATCTATCTATCCATCATGGACTCTTGACAGCAATCATGATTGGCAACCACCAACACCGATGCCAGTAGAAGGTATGTGGGTTTGGAATGAAGAAACACTTTCTTGGATTGAGGTTTAACCATGGCAACATATTTGAATACATACACTACGACCAGTATTCTTGGTCTACAATTAAATAACAATCAGGAGAAATAATGCCATCAGCAGAACAGACAGCAGCACTTGAAGCTCGTAGAGCAGAAGTTGCGCAATACCAAACAAACATCAGTACCTTTCAAACAATTCTTTCAACGCTTCCAAACGAGTTGCCGGAACGTCTTCAGGCTTTCCGTGCTCGCACAGACCGTCATGCAGCAGCAGGAGAAATTGAGAACCTTGACGATGTTGCTCTTGTCTCAGACGTTTGGTTCTATGACGAATTGCAGGGTCGAGTTCGTTCCGAGACAGTTGAAATGCGCAAATCAGCAGCAATTCTTGCTGTTCTTGAAGCACAAGCTTAAGGATAATCATGATTGACTTTCCATCATCGCCAGTTAATGGTCAGACATTTACATCAGGTGATTTCACATGGGTGTATTCTTCGTCTGTTGGCGGATGGAATCTTGTAACAACAACCGTTACAGGCCCAACTGGTCCAACAGGATACACCGGCCCAACTGGTCCTAATGGTGCAGCTTCTAGCACAGGAGCTACTGGTCCTACAGGAGCAGATGGAGCAACGCTTGTTATTAATGCTCAATCTGGAACTACTTATTCTTTTGTGCTTACAGATTCAGCAAAAATGGTTTCATTCAATAACGCCTCAGCGCAGACTGTAACGGTTCCATTGAATTCATCCCAAGCATTTGCAACTGGAACTCAAATAAACATTATTCAACTTGGTGTTGGACAGGTAACACTTGTTGGTGCAGGTGGAGTAACAGTTAACTCATCTCAGGGTCTAAAGTTGCGTAGTCAATATTCAGTTGCATCTTTGTTTAAAGGAGCCACGGACACTTGGTATGTGAGTGGTGACACGGTAGTTTCGTAATGCGTGTTTTCGGCACTCCAGCATCAATAGATGTTCAAGCATCTGTGTGGAAAATGTTTTTAACAAACATAACAACGGATACTGGTTTTGTACCAATCCAGTATTGGGGTTACAGATGGAACCGAATGTATGATGGTTATGGAACTTTACTTTCAGATGCTACTGGTTCTACGTGGAGTAGCACTTCTGGACCAGGTGCAATAAATCAGTCTTTTACAATTAGTCCACAAAATAATTATTTAGGCAATACGTCTGGTTCAGGTACAGCAACTATACGTGCAAGAGCAAGACCATTTATTAAATCTGGTGTATTTGAGGGACCGGGTACTACTTTTTTAAGTTTCCCACAACTTGGAACAACAACTCCAAACCAAATATTATGGAACAATAATGAAGATGCTGTATTTTGGTCAAGGAATGTTTCTCCATATATTTATGCAGCAACATTTTCTCCATCTGGGTGGGGAACTCTTTATGCAAACCCAGTTACCGCATCACCAGGCAATGGAACAATAGGTGTAAACCTTGCAACAAATGATGTCGCCCTTCAAACTGGGACTGGTGGTGGAATATCAGCGATTAATGCTTGGACATTTTCAACATCAACTGGATGGGGGACAAAACTTTCAGACCCTGCAGCTGGATTCCCAACAGCGTCATCGAATAAACCAGCGTTTACTAAAAACGGTGATGCAATTGTGTGTCATGGGAATAATAGTCCATATGTGTTTGTATATCCATGGATTGCTGGTCTTGGTTTTGGAACAAAATATGCAGACCCAGCAGCAAATCTAAATGGTGTTACTTTTTCGAGTTGGAACCCAGCACAAACAGTACTTGGCTTATCAGCCAATACTACTGCAATTAATACAAAATTTCATCAGTGGTCTTCTTCTACCGGTTGGGGTACACAATACTCACCACAATCATCAATTGCTTTTACTCCATCATGGTCTCCAGATGGAAAATCTGTTGGTGGTGGAAGTTTTGGAACGGATACATTAACCTATCGTTGGGATGATGCAACAGGTTTTGGCACACAGTATTCAAACCCAGTACAACCTATAGGCTCAGATGTTTCTTCTGCGTATGGATTTTTCTCAAATTAAATACCGAAGGATACAATGGAATTTAATGACCTCTTAAATGAGTACAACTATCGAAAATGTCGTGGTCCAGAAGACGCAGATGTAGAGCAACTGGTAGAAGCATTTGAGTACTTTTGCGCTAACTACGTTTACATCAAACATCCAAGCAGAGGTCGCATCCAGTTTGAATTGCGACCAGCACAGATAGCAACTGTTCGTGCGTGGTTAGGACATAGAAACACGATTGTTCTTAAAGCACGTCAGATTGGCTTTTCCACCCTTGCTGCTGCTTTTGCTTTCTGGCTTACATTCTTCTGGCCGGATAGGTTCGTGGTCATGCTCTCAAAGACCGAGCGTGAAGCCGCCAAGCTTTTGTCTAAAGCTAAATACATTTATAAGTTTTTGCCACGATGGTTACAATTGATTGGTCCTGAACTACTACAGAACAACGTTCTCAAGATGACGTTTGATAACGATTCCGTTATTGAGTCTTTGCCATCAGCCAACGAACCTGCTCGTGGTGAATCCGTATACCTAGCCATCATTGACGAGATGGCGTTCTTGCCAAACCCAGAACAGGCTTGGGCATCCATTGAACCAATTGCCGACGTTGGTGGTCGTGTTATTTGTTTGTCCACGGCTAAAGGTGAAGGCAACATTTTCTACACCTTGTGGCACGGGTCACAAACAGGAACCAACCGATTCCATGGCATCTTCTTTCCATGGTCAGCCAACGGAGACCGTGACCAATCTTGGTATGACGCGCAAGCCCTTGAACTACCACCATGGCAGTTGCACCAAGAGTACCCGTCAAACCCAGAAGAAGCCTTTATTCGTTCTGGTCGCCCAGTATTTGACATTGACTCACTAAACCGTTTTGAGACAGAGCGCCCAAAGACAGGGTTCAACAAGAAGTCGTCCGATGTCAGAAACTCCTTTATGTTTGAGTCTTCTGGTGGACCTTTGTCTATCTGGCGTTTACCTGAATTCGGGGCAACCTATACAATTGGTGCTGACGTGGCAGAAGGACTTGCTCGTGGCGACTTTTCCACAGCCCACGTGATTGATGCTAAGTCTGGACTTGTAGTTGCCCACTGGCACGGACACATTGACCCAGACAAGTTTGGCGAAGAAGTGTTGTATGCCCTTGGCTTCTTCTACAACGAAGCCTTGATTGGTGTTGAGTCAAACAACCACGGTCTAACCACTCTGACGGCCCTAAATCGCGCAAACTACAGCAATCTGTATCGCCAGCGCCGTTTGAACCAGAGAAACCCAGAGCAGACTGAACAACTTGGTTGGAGAACCACATCGCTGACAAAACCATTAGCAATTGACGAACTCAGCGCCAATATTAGAGATGGGGTGTTGCAGATTATGTGCGAATACACCATTGCTGAACTCAAGACTTTTGTCCGGGACGACAACGGCTCCATGCATGGCTCACCCCATGACGACAGAGTTATGAGCCTAGCTATTGCTAATCAGATGTTGAAGTACGTCTGGCTTGCTGAATACCGCCCAAAGACCGATGCTCCGTTTGGAACCCTGAACTATTTTGCCTCAAAACTCAAAAAACCCCAAAAAGAAAAAGAGCGTTACTTTATTGGGGAGTTCTCCGGGTACTAGACTAGGTAATGGTTTGGAGTTGTTTATAGGAGATATATGCATTGTTCGACATGTTCAAAGCCAATTGAAGCAGAAAATGACCTAAAACGGGGTCGTTGCTTCAAATGTCATGTAAAAAACGTGCGATTGGGATTTACCCATGGCAAAGAAGATTTCCATGGTCCAACAGTTCGTCAGCGTCAGCGAGAAATGGAAGACTCTCCTCGGTTCAAGGCCGGAGAGATAGAGAAGGTCCCGGCAAGGAAAGAGTTGATATGAAAAAGAGAATTAAAGAATCTGCTTACATGAACATTAAGTCGGCTAAGCCTGGAAAAAAAATAGATGTGCCTGCTGAAAAGCAAGCAAAGAAGGACGCCCTCAAGGCGGCAAAGTATCAGAAGCCAAAAGAAAAACCAAAACCAAAGCCTAAGAGCAAGGACAAAAAATAATGGCAAGCAAAAAAGCTCCAGCTAAACCAACGATGGAACAAGCGTACAAATCGGCGCAAAAGACAACTTCCAAAAAACCAGTAGAACCAAAATTTTTCGGTTCAGCGGAAGAGTCTCGTGCAGCTGTAGCTGTTCCATTTAAAGCTGCTTATAAGTTTTTTAAAGAAGGTGGAATATCTGGCCAGGCAACTCCAAAAGAAAAACCAATTCCTAAAGCAGAAAAAGCAGATTTGGTTACACAGGCAAGAGCGAAAGAAAGAAAAACCAATACTTCACGCATGACAAAAGATGCCAAGTACGACGGTTCTTCAGCCAAAACAACAGCTGGTCCAGTTGTTCCAACAAGTACAACTAAGACTACTACTGCGTCAACAACAGCTAGTCCAACTACTGCGTCAACAACAGCTGGTCCAAAAGCAAAACCATACACAAAGCTCAAGCAAGCTCCAAGAGAAGCTGCGCGTCGTGCTTATGTTCAAAAACAACTTGACAGACTTGGTATTAAGCCAGCACCTGCAGGTCAACCTCGTAGTGCTGCAGAAAAAGCTGCAAGACAAAAAGCCCGTGCTACTTGGGACAAGAAGAATAAGTTCCAAAAGAAATCACCTTCTAACACAAGTAGTGCTAAGGCAGAAATGGAAGCGGAATAATGAAGAAGCCAAAGTTTGGAATTGTTATAGCAATTGGTAAGTCACCAATGGGTGAGGCTTACAAGAAAGCTGTCGGTAAAGCTGAAAAAGTAGGGCCACCTGCACCTCCTCCACCTCCAAGGGAAATGGCACCAAAGGGTAAAAGACCAAAGGGCAAAATGCCTGTTGCACCAAAGGGTGAAAAAGATACGGGTCCAAAGCCCAGAATGCCTATTGCACCAAAGTCTGGCAAGACATCAACTAAACCAATGCGCACAGATAAGAAGTTGTAATTAAGTGTTTAATCAATCATTCAAAGGAAAGAAGAAATAACCATGTCGTTAATTCCATCAATAGAATCCGCAACACTTGGCGCTGCAGATGAAGCACTAACACTGTCTGCACTAACCGCAGACACAGTTGTTGTTCAAGTAACTGGAACATTCACTGGCACAATCACATTTGAAGCCTCAGTAGATGGCACAAACTATGTTGCCATTGCAATGAAAGCCTCGGCACAAGTGAGCCTTGCAACACTTGGTTCAACAACAACAGTTCCTGGTTTGTTTAGCGTTGCAATTCAAGGCATGCCACATTTCAGGGCAAGAATGAGTGCTTACACAGACGGAGCAGCAGTCGTTACTACTTCAGTTGCAAGAACAAGTAAGTAATGCCGGGCAACCCGAAGTACACACCAATGAAATCAACAACGAAACCTGTTTGGGATACCAAGAACCCTAAAAAGAAATCAACTCCGTTGACTGCAGCGCAGAAAGCTAAAGCAAAAGCTTCGGCTAAATCTGCTGGCCGTCCATATCCAAATCTTGTTGACAACATGAACGCAGCAAAGAAGAAAAAGAAGTAATGGCAAAGAAGAAACCGACCGTTGAGAGCGCATACAAAAGCGCGGCATGGACTCGCAAAGAAGGAAAGAATCCTGAAGGCGGTTTAAATGCTAAAGGTCGTGCTTCTTACAAAGCAGAGACTGGTGGAACTCTTAAACCACCTGTGTCGGCAAAGCAAGCTAAGAAATCACCAAAAGATGCTGCTCGACGCAAATCATTCTGTGCTCGTATGGGTGGAATGGAAGGACCGATGAAGGACTCTAAAGGAAAGCCAACGCGCAAGGCTCTGGCTCTAAAGAAGTGGGATTGTTAAATGGCTCGTCAATCAAATGCAGACAGACTCTCAAGTTACAGAAAGCGTATTGATTACGCACGTAACTGGCGCAAGAACGAGAACTACGACAATCTCTGGCAACGGATGATTAACCTTTACCGTGGTCGTCAGTACCGTGGTCAGGCAGTAGGAGACCGTCTACTTGTCAACATTGCTTTCTCCACGATTAACACTCTTGCTCCATCGGTTGCTATCGGTAGACCAAAAATAAATGTGAATCCACGCCGTCCTGAAGATGGCGACAAAGCTGTTGTTACTGAATCAATTATTAACTATTGGTGGCAACATTACGAATGCCAGCCACAATTCCAACTTGCCGTTAAGGACTATTTGATTCTTGGTCATGGTTGGGTAAAGACTGGTTATCGCTTTGTTGAAGAAGAAAAAACCAAAGATATTCAAGACAGCGCAGACGAAGCTGCAGACCCAAACAAGCCAGCAGATGATGTTGAATCGGAATTCATTATTAGAGAAGACCGCC